CGCCTCTCCCATGCGCCATCTTCGGCACGTGGGCCTTCATGGCGCCGCCGGTATGCTCGCCGGCCCGGGTGCGTTTCAGGGGGGGATGGTACATCCGTCCATGCCGTCGTTTCATTCAGTACCCCCCGTGCGCAGCTTTCCGGGCTTCCGACATCCCGATGGCGATAGCTTGCTTCCGGTTTTTCACGGGTTTCCCGTGCTTCGACCCGGAATGCAGCGACCCGGACTTGTACTCCTTCATGACCTTCCGCATCTTCGCCCGTTTCCGGGATTCGCTGCGGCGTTCATGCTGGGCTGCTCCAGCCTTTCCCGTGCCGTGGCCACGTCTGCCGCGCATCGCGGGGCGGCCGTCTAGCGGGAATTCGAAAATCTGTCGAGAGGACCACGACTCAGCTGCCCCGAGGCATCTGGCGGAAGAGATCGTCGAGGCCGCCGGTCTGCGCCATGCGGCCGGGCCCGGCGGGCGGCGCCAGCCGCGACTGCAAAGCGTTCTGTGCGCCCTGTGCCTGTGCCTGCCGCTGCGGGGCACCGGCATTCAAGAGCCCCTGCTTCTGCGCCTCCTGCTGCGCCTGCTGCATCTGCTGCGCGACCTGCGCCGCCACGTGGCCCCGGATATGGGCGAACAGCGCCTTCACCTCCTCGGGATCCGAGACGTCGCCCGACTGGAGCAGCGCGTTGTGGATGGCCACGTGCTCCTGATGGTTGTCGGACTGCGAGATCGTGACCTCGGATGCCCGGCCAAGCTGGAAGAGATCGTTCTCGATCCGGGGATCGACGGACAGCTGCTTCACCTTGTCCTTGACGACCCGTTCGGGGTTCCGGAGGCCCATGCCGGTCCCCCAGATCTCCCGCAGGATGTACTTGTAGTCGACGTCGATGTTCTGCTGCGCCAGCAGTTGGGGCGGGATCTTCGTCACCAACCCGAGATAGTTCACCATCTGCTGCGCGCGGACCTGCAGGTTTTGGGTTTGCACCGACCCGAGCCACTCGTAGTTGAAGTCACCCACTGTATCCTTCACCGAGACTGGCTGCTCGACCATCGTCACGCCGTCCGCGCCGGCAATCTGGAGGATCATCTCCCGATCGAGGAACTGCTGCGTGAGCGATTGCGTCATCTCCAGGAACTCGACCATGACGCGCTCGTTCGTCTCGACGACTTCCTTGATGTCGATCTGGGCTTCCGAGAGCATCATCTGCGCACCGGCAGCGGACTGCCCGGCCTTCCCGCGGCTCCGCTGCTGCGGGGCGCCCACCGGGACGACATCGGCGAGCTCATGGATCAGGCTCCGGTACTGCCCCATGGCCGCGAACCCGGTCGTCGCCGACTCCTTCGGCGGCTCCTGGAACAGGACAGACCCCTTCTGCACGAGCCACTTGGCGCCCGGCCGCATCCGGAGCGACGTCGGATCCTGCACGCCGAAGATATCGACCAGCGCGATCGGGTTCATGGACCACGTGAGCGCATCATTCGCCTGATCGGCGGTATCGATCAGCGTGTAGTTCAGCCGGTCGATCAATTCGGGAATCCCGTGCCCGTAGAACTCGTCAACGTGGACGAACATCCGGCCGGCAAGCCAGTGCGATCGGTTGTGGATGAACGGGCACTTCTGGATGCGGAGGATCTCCTCGTCGGCCCCGAGCGCCACGAGATACCGCTGCGGCTTCCCGGCATCCTCCAGATCCTTCACCCACGTGCATTCGGTCACGTCGGCAGGCCAGAGTTCGGGGTTCATCTTCATGTCCAGCTGATGCGTGAACCCCTTGTCCGACAGCCGCCGGGCTTCCGCATCGAACTTGTCCCGCGCTTTTCCACTCGCGGAGAACCGATCGAACACGCGCTGCACGGCCTTCGGCTCGTACACGGTGCCGAGGTCGTGGTCGTCGGGATCGATGTAGGTGGCGGACAGGCCACGAAGCCGGTCCCGGGAGACGAGCAGATCCTGGAAGACGAGTTCCGCGCTGTTCACGTCGGGGACGGTGTACGGAAAGACGTACCAGGCGAAGAGATCGACGGGCGTGAACGTCGGGCCGATGAAGTCGGTCACGTCCTCCTGCTTCATCTCCAGTTCGCCGGTCGGCGCCCCCGTCATCGGGTCGAACATCTCGTCGAGGTATTCAACGGAGCGCGTGGTATGCTTCCAGACGACCCGGAGCGGGGAGGTGCCGAGCATGACCAGCTGGCGCACCCACGGCGTGGCGTTCGCCTTCACCCGCGCATGCTTCTGGAAGAAGTACATGAAGAGCGCCTGCTGCGCCTTCACGCGCGGCTCGTAGGCGGCGCGGACCGCCTGGATATCGAACCAGTTGTCGGTCGGGAAGAGATCGCGGACGATCCGCCGGGTCCACGAATCAACGATCTTCTTCGTCTCCGGGATGAACGTCTGCGAGCGGCCCTGATACGCCTGCTGATCCCGGACGCACGTGCAGAGGCGGACCCAGCGGAGCATGGTCTCCCGGAACGTGTTCCGATCCGTCCGGACGCGCTTCACGAGCGGGATCAGCTGCTGCTTCACCGGGTCGCGGTACTGCTTGTCGGTGGCGAGCTGGGGATGCAGCAGCCGCTTCATGGTCAACACGCCGTCGCCGAGTTGCAGGTGGTGGGCGCATCCACCCGGCACCACTTCCCGGTCGACTGGTTACAGAAGCAGAGGTTCCGGTTGGTGAGCGAGAGATCCTGCACCAGCATCGGCCCGCTGGTCGGCCCGCAGGTCGGCAGGGGCTCCGTGCGATACGTGACGAGCGCGCCGGAATCCGCGCCGGGGCATTCCGGCTCGATCACGAACGGGGTCTGTGTAAGGACCTGCTTGACGCACTGACCGCTGCCGAAGTGCACGTTGCTGAGGATCGTTGGGCTCTGCGCCGTGCCCCCGCCGTCGCCGAGCAGGATGTGCGGATTGTTTGAGTCCTCGATGTGGTTGAACGCGATGGCATCGCCCAGCGCCCCCGTGGAACAGAAGCCCCCGATGATGATGTCGGCCTCCCCGCAGTCGGCCGCGACCGTACACGCCCGGGCTGCCGCAGACGGGACGTACCCCGTCCCGTGGTAGCCGCCGGTGCAGGTCGTCCCGCCCGTACACGTCGCCGCTCTCGTCGACTGGAAGAGGTTGTGGGTCGCGAAGACGGTCTCCGTGCCCTCGATGACGAGCCCGGAGCCGCACGTGTTCCCGAAGGTGTTCCCGAAGAGCCGCAGATCGTTCGACTGCTTCATCGCCCGGAAGCAGACATCGCCGCTCGCGAAGATGTTCCCGTAGAAGTTGTTGTCGTACCCGCCGAGGGTGCCCGCTCCCTCCTGCCCGTCTCCGGTGATGACGTCGGTGATGTTCGAGTGCGTGACGCCGGTCGTGACATCCACGGTCACGTGCTCCACCTTGCACGTCGAGCAGAACGACATGTCGAGCCCGACCATGTTGTCCTGCTGGATGAAGAGCCCCATGTCGCGGATGATGACGTTCCGGGCCACGCGCCCACCCGTACAGGTGCCCGTGTTCCCGCAGTCATTGTTCCGGTAGCAGGGGCAGCCCACTCCGCGCGTGGAGCGCGCCGTGCTACAGGAGACGGGTGCCGCACAGGACCCCGTCCCGCTGTTCGAGTCGCACGTGTGCGGATCGCTGTTCCGGATCATGCTGTAGCCGGTCCCCGACGTCGCGCTGAGCAGCAGCGTCGCCCCTTGCCCGGCGCCTTGGAGCACGAGGCCGCGGCCCTGCGACGAGAAGATGCCGTTCTCCGATCGGAAGAGAATCGGCCCCGTGGTGGCGTACTGCCCGGCGGGGAAGTAGACGGTGCCGCAGTTCGGGCCGTTGACGTACGGTGCGCCAGGACAGACGTACGCAATCGCCGCGTTGATGGCGGCGGTATCGTCATGGACGCCATCGCCGACGGCGCCGACGAGCACGCCGGGAATGACCGTCTTCACGTTGACGATCCCGGACGGGGCGCCGAACGCGCCGACCACCGTATCCAGTATCTGCCAGTTCTGGTTCTCGTACTGCTGCTGCCCGAGCAGCAGGTGGAGGTTCGGGGTCTGCGCCTGCGCGAACGCTAGGGCCGGGAGCAGGACGACAAGGAGGAGCGCTCGCACACCGGCTATTCCTGGAACGCGGGCCCGATGCGGTACTGCGCCGACGCCGAGCCGCTGACAAACGCGGTGACGTTCGTCTGGTAGACGCCGGAGGGGTAGTCGATCCGGAAGAGCGCGGAGGACGTCTGCTGGGTCGTGGTCACGCCGCCGCTCGTCAGATTGTTCGCCCAGATCGGCCCAGTGAAGGTGACGCCGCCGTCGATCGACTGCTCGATCTGCATGGTGTTCCCGCCCGGCACAATCCGGATATAGAGCGCCGCCGTGTCCCAGCCGATGAAGACGCGGTTGGCAGACACCCCGCCGGCGCCCTGCGCGGTCGCCAGCACGCCTTCGCGGGCAACGAGATCAGCCATCTACTGGCAGAAGGCGATCACGTTGACGACGAGGCTCTGGCCCTGCGTCGTGCATTCCGCGAACGCCGTGGAGACGACCGCGCCGGTGAGAAAGCACTGGAGCTTCGAGGTCGACGGGATGAAGTCGAACGCCACCGCGGTCGACGCGCCATTCGCCTTGACGGCCTCGACCTGCACCCACTTGACGAGCCGATCCGACGAGCCGCAGAGATCGCGGCCGACGTTCCCGAACTGATCGCCGCCGGCGGCATAGGCGGCCGAGGTGGTGCATTGCGCCACGTGCTCGTAGCCGACGATGGCACCGCCGCCCGGGATGAAGTCCGCAATCGACACGCAGGTGGCGGTGCCGACGGCCCCCGCACTCCATGCCGACAGCAGGATGGCGCAGAGCGCCGCACCGAGTGTTCTCATCAGAGGCCCCTCCGCATTTGTGCGGGGCGGCCGTCTAGCACGCGGCTCCCGAGTCGTCGAGAGGGCCGACGCTTACCAGGCGCGATCGATCGCGGCCATCTTCCGCATCTGCGCCATATGGTCATCAGACGATCCGGCGAGGTTGTCGTTCCCATAGCGGAGCGCATCGCAGACGTCTTTCCACGGGTGGCGGTCGACGGGTTTCCCCTGCTCGTTCAGGTAGAACGCGCCGGAGAGCGCCCGGATCAACGTCACGCATTCCGGGCGGACGAGCAGCAGCGGGGACGGCTGTTCGTTCACCAGCGTCCGCTGCAGGAGCCGGTGGTGCAGCGCGCCGTAGGACCCCAAGCGCGACCGGATCGTGTGCAGCAGGATGCCACGCAAGAGGAGTTCCCGGGAGACCTGCCCGAGGTCCGTCATGGACTCGCCGGCGGGATCGCCGGCATCCCAGACCCGGGCGTCGAAGCCGGCGAGATCGACCGTGGTCGCGAGGACGGCGTCGATCAGGCCGTCGAGGGGCGTATACTCGAGGACAGTCTCTCTGAGTATGCAGAGTCGACCCCACGGATCGAGCTGAGCATAGAGGCACACCGGGGACACGTGCCCGAAGTCCCAAAAGCGGAGGAGACGAGCACCTGGCAGGACACGCAGATCCCGCACCATCTCACCGGCAAGGAAGCCGGGGAAGACGGGTTTGCCTTCGGGGATGGCGAAGTTAATCTCATATTCCCGATCCCAGCCTTGCTTGGGCATGCCGGCCGCGGCGCGCTTTTTCCACGTGGGATCGCGCTTCGCGGGGTCGGCGGTGTAATGGATCTGGAGGACGCGGAACCCGTTGGATGGGTTGGTCCACGCCTCGACGCCTTCCAACTTCTCCGGGGTCAGTTGTAGTAGTTCTCGCGCCAGCCCTGGAGCGTGTTGATGACCCACTGGACGGCGACGTTCGGGCCGA